TAATAACCAGTGGGTTACTTCAATAAAGAAGTTACTACCGGTGATTAATATTCTACATTCGAAACGTTCGTTTTGTAATGTAGACTCATTCTGTCTTCTGGTTAGTCACCTTTTGAAAAATAAGGGTGAGGAGCGATCAATGCAGATACTTAAACTGTATCGGCTTTGTTTGCAACAGTATGTCTTAAGACAAACTGTTAGAAGAATCCCTTTCTGTAAATCAGATAAGGATAACTTCCCGAAGGCAATCGCCTTCCTAAAGCCAGATAGAAGAGTTAGGGAACAGATAATGTATTCACTATCGGTCTTACGACTGATTGAGGAATTCAGGTCTAAACCTGAATACCTAGTGGATACTATCGTCTCTGACACAGACGCTTGCACAGATGTGCTAGCGGAGATATCAGAGTACATCAGATCGAATCCTAAAGTTATGAAGGTATTACCTTCTGAGCTCTTGGATCCGAGACTAGTACTTAGTAATAAAGCAGGTCCAAATGGACCCGCTAGTATTACATGTCTTCAAGACTTGGCTGCCCTAAGGCAACCGGGTAATGAAGAACTATATCAAACTATTAATAATTTTATCAAAGATAACCTTATTAAGATTGATATGGATAAGTACGATAGTCCTAGCGGAGAGTTTAAACACTCTAAGCTAGTCCTACTATCGGATAAGGCGTGTAAAACACGTGTTATCGCAATAGCAGATTGGTGGTCTAACGTATGTCTTTCAGGTATACATGATACCTTTATGAAAGCATTAAATAGACTACCAAGTGATGTAACATTTCACCAAGATAAGATACCAGACCTTATAAAAGGCATGGGATCTTACCTCTACACTTCCGATATGACGGCTTTCACCGACAGATTTCCAATAAAATTGGAGACTGAAGTTGTTAGCTCGAAATACGGAGCCGTAATAGGTAAGTTATGGAAAACTGTATTGACACGTAGGGAATTCTACCACAAGAATGGTAGTGTAACCTACAAAGTTGGAAACCCAATGGGCTTATTAAGCTCGTGGGCAGTCTCAACTTTTACCCACCATGTTGTTAAAGCATGGTGCGCACATAAGTGCGGAATTGAGTACGATAAATATAAGTACTTAATTCTGGGTGACGATACACTAGACTCTAAAGAGGAAGTATATAAACTTTATATACAAACAATTCAGAGATTAGGTGTTTCCATATCTACTTCGAAATGCACAAAAAGTGAAGACGGCTATGCCGAATTCGCCAAAAGACTTTTCAGTCCTGACGGAGAGGTAACTGGGTTACCAGTCCATCTCTTGAATGGGTTGAAAAGTAATCCTGAACAAGTTCTTGAACTTGTAAGGATTTGCAGATCAAGAGGGTACGAGGATAATGTTCTCGGCCCGGCCTTGGAAAGACTACTATCAGATGGTTTCATTTCTGATCATAAGATAGTAGCTGATATCCTAAGTTTACCAGAGGCCATGACGGGTGCGCCTCCATTACTGGAGGGTAACACACGCCCATGGATAAGTCAGTTAATAGAATACGGTGAAACGTATCAATTAGCTGTCCTAGCAATTGCTAGGAAGCACTTATTCTGGAAACTAACCGAGAGATTACAAGTCTCTTCGGGTCCAAAGCATATCAGTCCGGTGGAGATAGATAACCACCATCCCTTGGTCTTCGCACTATATGAGCGCGTTGACCTCTACCTACCTGAAGAAGCATACTGCTCCGAAACAGGGGAAGAGGATGAATGGTATATCTATAACAGATGGATGGAGGGTGAGTACCAGCACTTGTGTAACATACCAAGTGTTGACACTTACAAATACTACAATCGTGGTCATAAGATCACGAAATGTAATTTTGATGTTGCTAAACTCTCTTTGCGTATTGCAAATGGAGATTGTAACATACCTCTGACTTTTAGAAAGATGTATAAAGATGAAG